CGTTGATACCGTGACCGCAAGGCTATGCTGATGCTCGGGCATGTAGGCATCGCCACCCATGTTGCCCAACTCCAACTGCGGTTCGATCACGCCGCTGCCCGAAAGACCGTCACCGTAGGAGGTGCCGAGGATCGTCCTCGTCCTCATGTCGGGCAGGAAGAAGATCGTCGAGCCTTCGCCGCCGCCGTATGTTCCGTAGACCTTCAGAGCCTCGCCCACGATTCCACCAGCCAAGGGTTCGGCTATGGTGACCACTCGGGTCGCCGTGTCGATTTCTGTGATGTAGGTCGCTACGAATGAGCCGCTCGGTAGGATGATGACGAGTCCGTCATTGACGGCGAGGTTCCTCGTGTCGCCGTCGATCACCACCGAATGGAGATCGGCTCCGATGGTGGCGGACGCATAGTACTTTTGGTCGAGGACATCGAAGAGATCGGGATAGTCGTTCGGACGCAACGCCTTGCCATCGCAGAGAAGCCATCCATCGGGAATCCTGTCATGGTTGCCCATGAACGGCTGTATGGCTCCGACAGGGGCAACGGTCGGGAGATAGACCATGTCGGTCGGCGTACTCCCACCTAAAACCGTGCCCGCATATGCCGTCACATATCCCCTGTTGCCATCGGTGGCGAGGAGGACGGCTCGGCGCACCTCCCCGAGGGACAGCGCATATGAGCCTTCGTCGGGATTAGCGATCAGACCACCCGCAACCGCTGCGCTGAGGTAGTAAACATTTCCCGTCACGAGAGGAGTGATTGCGTTGATCCTCGCACCCGTCAGTCCCGTGATGTATCCCTCGCTGACCACGGAAATCCTGCTGCCGTGGACAGTCTCCACCATTCCGAAGACCTCGGCGGAAGCAACCCCATTCGCCTTGGCGAATGTCAGACCGCCGCTTGAGTTGATGCGGACGACATCACCAACGGCGAAACCGCTGTTGGCGACCGAGAACACCTTACGAACGCCGTCCGCACGGATGAAGTCCTCATGCACACGCCCATCCGTGAGCGACACGGGGATCGTCCACGCAGTCGCAGCGGTCGAGGCGTGTGCGCCGTCGAGTTGGTCAGCATTGAACCGCTTGACCCATCCGTAGACCGTCGAGTTCGGGTAGGTGGTGCCCGTGCTTCCGATGGCGACGATGCCGAAAGTGACTCCCGCAGCACCCGCAGGGCTGTGTTGCATGGAGAGTTCGGTGCCGATATTAAACTTGGAATATGACGAACCCTGACCCTCGAAGGTGAAGGTGTTGTCGGTCGCCGTGTTGTAGCCGTAGGACGAGAATCGGGACGAGATGACCGAGTTACCCGCACCCGTCACACCGAGGTTGGTGTTCGCCATGAAGGCGTTCCAAGTCTCGGAGGAGTCGGGAGTCCTGTAGTTCCACAGGAAGGTCTTGTCGCCCGACAGACCCTTGATATCAAATCCTGCGGGAGTGAGCAGTTCGTCGTTGTAGTAGTCGGTGTCCGAGGCGGGACTGCTAGTAACCGTGAGTGCGCTAGTGACTGCCGCACCCGTGACGATCAACTTGCCACCTTTAACGAAGTCGCTGATCCCACCGACCGTGAACGAGTGGATTTGGATCGAACCCGTGGTGCTAGACCCCGACGACCAATTCCTCACGGTTCCGATGGTGGTGGCGTTTCCCGACGAAGGAGTTCCGCTGTCGATGTAGTAGGTTGTCTGTCCTCCGACGAAGGATGCAGCCGTGAAACCTGAACCCGATACGACGAACTCCGAATAGCGGTTCAGGGCGAGTTCGATAACCTTGTCTTCGATCCGAAGGTCATTCGAGTCGATGTACGAAAGGGTCGAGGCGACATTCAGATTGCCGACGATGTTCACATCGCCTTGGATCGTGAACGAGCCGTTGCCCGAGTCTCCGAAGGTAACCACGGGAGGCAACATTCGTGCCGCATTGGTGCGCTTTGGGGTTCCTGCAATCCCCTGCCGACCATCGCTGACATCGGCGACGATGATGTAGTCGTTCGTGGCGGGGTTGGAACTCGCACCCGTGCCGAGATCCTCAAGATTCTTGGCATCGATGACTACCTTGTCCGTGTTGCCGCCGAACGCTGCACTGCCGATCCCGATTCCCGCACCCGCATCCACCGAGATGAATGCAAGACCGTTGTAGTATGCCGCCGAGCATCCCGAGTCGATGTTGATGCCGCCCGACTGCCCGATGTCGTAGATGTTCAGGTAGTTGAGGGAACCAATGACCTCGTTCGTCCTGTCGAACCAAGTGTTGAAGGTGTCCGACAGAGCGAGCGGTTGGATGTTGATCAGGTCTGATGCGGTACAGGTCATCTACTCACCGATTTCCTAGCAGTTTGGACAGGGCTTCTTGGAGTTGGAAAACCTTCTCCTCAAGGGTATTTATCCTCTCGGTCTGCGTCTGACGCTCCCTCTTCCGAATCTCGTAGGCGAGGATCGCCTCCCTGTCCGTTGATAGGAGAGCCTTGCTCCTCGTGTCACGGACAAGCCTCTCGTGCCGCACGGGGATCCTGTCCCTGCTCATGTGGCGATGATCCTCAGGTTCCTGATCCTCGGGACGGAAGCACCGCTCGTATCCCCATACATCACGATCTTGACCGAGAAAGTCTTGAACTTCTTCAAGGTGGTGTATCCGATGTTGGTGTACGAGACCTCACGGAAATCATCCTCGGAGGTCGATACACCCCCGTCCGTAGTGGTCAACTTCATGTACCCGATGTTGTCGTAGTCGGCTTCCCCGATTGGGATGGGACGGACGAAGACATGGATCGTCGGGGCGGTTGCCGTGCCCTTCTTCGAGTTGCAGAGGGAGAACATCACGGTGATGTTCTCCGCCTCCACCCCCGCCTCAAGGGTGACCTTCTTGGTGATGTACCTAGCCTTCGTCCTGTATCCCGCAGCCGCCGTCTCGTTGGTCGGGTCGAGTTCCCCGTTGTATGCGGCGTTTCCAGGTGTGAGGATGACGCTGTTGTTGATCAGGTTGCCCACCCCAATCACGCTCGACCTATAGAGATCGAACACGGGCGAAACGAATCCATCCGTGCTTGCCTCAAGTGTGGCGGTGAAGGTTCCAAACCCACCGACACCGTTCGATAATGCGAGGGACAAATACCCGTTGTCGGGAACTATGTTTCGGTTGGCGACCAATTGCGAGTAGGTGGTGGTCGGGTTTGTTGCGATGGTTGCCGAATACGAGATATCGGATCCCTCGGGTGCGAAGTCCACCGCATTCAGCCTGAACTCGTTCACCGAGAAAGATCCCGATCCGCTGACCCCGTCATTATCAAACTCAAGCGTTCCTGAGGAGACGAACTTGCAAACATTCAGCCTCATCGCAAGAGTCTCGTTCTCGTTCATGCTGAGATTGCCGCTGTTCTTCGCCTTGAAAAGCGACCTCATCATCGGCTGCTTGGAAACCTTGATCTTCGCATCCTCCTCCGATGCACGGAGGATGACGCTGCCGACCGATCCCGTAAACACGGAGAAGTTCGGCGAGTTCGTGGACACGCACACGGCGTATTCACGACCAGGCAGAAGATACACGGGGGTAGTGAACGGGAAATTCGTCCTGTCGGATGCCCCGTCAGTTATGAGAGTGGCGGTGGTGACGCTGTCCGAGTAGAGAGTTGATGATGCGAAGGGAAGAACCTTCGACGGATGCGGATATCCCGACAGGGTCGGCTTGATTTGAACCGTCACGGGGATGGTGGTCAGGGAATCCTTCGCAGAGAAGTAGAGATCGACCGACTTGAGGAAGATGCCCCTCGGATACTTCACGGGATCGACATAGAAGGTCTGTGCGAGAGGCTCGCTGTATCCACGGATCTCCCCCGAACTCGTGAGGATCTCCGACAGATTCGACATGATCCTGTCCGATTTCACGGACTTCCTGCGGGTGTCGGGGAGTCGGGTGGAGAGAATTCCGTCCTCGGCGAGTGAGTCATATGCACCCTCCACCGAATAGGATCCCTCCGCAAGCATCTTCCAGTTGGAGGGATTGTCGGGATTCGTCCCATCAGTCACTCGGATGATGTGCCGACCGACGAGGAACTTCTGCTCCGTGTATGGGGCTACCTGCGGGGCGTTGAACAAGAAGTAGATCGTCGCCTCGCCCTTGGTGTTCGTCGAGCCGCTTCCCGTGCAATATGCCGTCACATCGATGCCATCGCAGTAGACACGGTACGAGGTCGATGGGCGCAAGCCCTTCGCCACCAAGGTGATCGTCTTCGGACGAGCGACGGGAAGAACATCCCTCCCGATTGTCCTATTGTGGACGACCTTCTTCATGCTCTCAGGAACGGTCGATGCATTGATGCTCGACAGCGACACCCCATCGGTCTTCGCCGTGAGCAACTTGCTGCGGACGAGGTTCGGCTTCGAGTTCTTCTCGTTGGCGTTCTCACGCCCGAACCACACCGCCTCCCAATCGTTGTAGCGGGTGCCGAAGCCGTAGTCGGCATTCTGCTCCCAGTTATCGTTCTCTCCCTCGACATTGACACGAACCTTGGGCTGCTTGTCCGTGTTGAACCAACTGTCAACTGCGGGCGAGACGGAGAGAGTTCCAAGGTATCCGACGATGGTGGAGGGATTCACCGCCACGCTTCCGCTAGAAAGCAGGTGAGAAATCACCGCCGATTGCGTGAAGTTGAGGAGATAGACTCCATCGGCGGTGACACCGACCACATTCGTCAGAGTGGTGCCCGTGAGACCGTAAGACCTAGCCTCGAACGAAGGTCGGAGTTCGTTGCGCTCGTAGTCGATGCTTGCGGCGAACATCGGATCCGTGTTGTCGGCGACCGAGTGACCCTTGAACTGATCCACGAGGATGCCCCTCTTCGGCATCTCGTCGCCAGCGTTGTCGAGGATCCTCCTCCCCTTCGCCTCCTGCTCAAGGAGGTTGAGGGTGGTGTAGTACTCGACCGCCTCTATCCTCTTCTCAAGGTCGCCGATATCACGCATCGTGTACCGCTTGTTCTCCACATAGCGGATGGAAGCGTCATCGCTGCTGAAGGTGAAGGGGTTGAGCCTCACCGTGTACAGCGACATTGCGTTCGGATCGTCGGGGGGGATGTCCGCATTCAGGGACGGTATTCCCGAGATGGCGGAGAACCTCCTGTCCCTCGTGAGGACGATCTTGTCAGTCCTCGGGAGGTAGTGGGTGTAGGTGAAGTCGAGGTCGTTCGCCGCCGTGTTCGTGGGGATCCAAACGGTTGACTTGATCTGTCCCGTGGTTCCCTTGACGGGACGGAAATCGATGCAGTCACGCAGTTGGTAGACCGTGCCCGTGGTGCGGCTCGTGTATGCGGGGATGTCCTCGTAGTCGGGATACGACTTGACCGTGAAGGGACCGAGGTTGCTGTCGTGCGAATAGCGTCGGAAGGTGGCGAAGAAGTACCCCGTCACGCCCGTAACGCCCGCATTCATCGTGAGCCTAGACCAGTCGTAGTGCGAGTCCCGCTGTCCGTTGTCGAAGGTGAAGTACGGGAGCAGATTTTGTCCCGTGAGGGTTCCCTTCGTTCCCGTGAGCGACAGGACTTCGATGACATCGGCGTATCCATTCAGATACAAGGTGTCTGCGGTCGTTCCACGGTAGTCTCCCGTGAGGGATGATCCCCATTGCCCCGTGAGCGTCAGGCTGACCATCGCCTCCGTCTTGGTGCGGCTCGACATCGGGGTTTGCGATATGTCCTGCGAGGCGATGATGTGGAGTTTCTTGCCGCTGCTCGTTCCAGACGAAACCGTCACGGACAGTTCGGTCTCGTTGATGCCCCTCGCAGCGGTTCCCCCGACCACGATGCCATCCTGATCGATCACGACGACATCAGCATTCGGAAGGGTGACCGCCGAAGTCGTGATGGGGAACTCAAGCCCCGTGTACGAGTTCAGGGTGAAGGCATACGAGAGGGAACCAGATGTCTTCGTGAAGTAGGTGGCGACCGCATAGTTCGCATCGTCGAAAGAGGTCAGACCCGATCCCTCGGGGGCTTGGAACAGGAGGAGACCCTGATCCTCCCCTTCGAGACCTGCGCTTCCCGTGACTACGAAAAGGTGCTTGTCCTGTGCGGTTATTCCACCCATGAAGATGCGGGTGACATCACTGAACGGATTCGCCGTGAGACTGATGTCGTAGAGGGAGAGGTTGTAGATCGGGGGCGAGTAAGGCTCGACCCACCTGATCCTCGCCGTACCGATTGGCACATAACCCGCACCGCTCGCTCCCGTCGAGAGCATGACCATCGGATGGTTGCCCCACTCTGCCGTGAGACCGAAGGATGCGGGAATCCTTGAGAAGACCACCTTCGTGTAGGGACCGACCGTTCGGTTGAAGTCACGGGTGATCGTGCGCTCGTGCGCACCCCCACGGGCGCACGGGAGATTCAACTTGGTCTTGGACTGCGTCTCGAACTCGTAGCCGAAGACATATGCCTTGCCCGTTCCGAGTTCCGCCTTCAGCACGGTAGACCCATCGCTCGCCGTGGGTCCGTTGAGCGTGAGTTCAAACGGACTGACGGTGTAGTTTCCCGATTCGTCGAAGGTTCGTCGTGCGAGGGTGTCCTCAAGCACGGCGTAGTCGGGATACTTCTCCACCTTGACAATGTCGCCATCATCAATGCGCATGAACTCCACGAAGCCCACACGGCTGAAGTTGTCCACGGAAGAGGTGTCGTTCGGCAGGAACCCACGCTGCGAGAGCGTCATGTCCATCTTGAACCTGTCCGAGCCAGGTGCCGCATAGTTGTAGAAGCCGAATGCGGGGTCGTTCAGGGAGGTGTCGTCCGTAGCGGTGACGAACGACTTCTCGACCGTGAAGCCGATGCTCGTGGTCGGAGACTCGTAGAGCCTGACCTGCGAGCCTGTGCTGCCCGTGAGGGTGTATGCCCCAAGCGACTGTGCCGTGTTGAGGACGAAGTAACCTTCCACGAAGCGCACACCACGCTCCGCCGACACGACGATGCCGTCGCCGACCACATTACCGACCGATGGACCTGTGATCGATGCGGTGATTCCCGTGCCGTTCCCTGCCGTGGCGGCGATGATGTCTCCCGCCGTGAAGGTCGCCCCTCCGTCCATGTACTCAAGGAACAGGACGCTGTAGTCGTCCGCATTGGAGTCGGCAAGGACATCCTCCGCATAGACGATCCTTGCGTTCGCCTTCCCTGTCACACGGGCGACCGTTCCGATGAAATCCTCGGGATCCACCGATGCGCCCAACACGACCTTCGCATAAGTCAGCCTGTTCTCGCTGACCTGTCCGTCGAGGACGATGCTCCCCTCCTCGAAGATGTGGGAGCCGAAACGCTCTACCTGATTCTGAAGGATGGTCTGTACTTGCGTCAGTTCCCTAGCCTGAACGCCGTATCCAGGTCGGAACATCAGTCGAAGGTACTTCTTGTCCTCGCTGAAGTCGTCGTAGTACGGATCGACATTGAACAGGCTTGAGTCGTATGACGGCATTGTTTCTCCACCCTCGGTCAGAAGTCGATGACGATCTTGATCTCTTCCTTCTGCTCAAGATCCCTCTTAATCGGCTTCATGTTCTGTATGTATAGGATCTCGCCCGAGCGGTACTTGAGTTCGCCCATGTGAATTACTTGGCTCACAGTCGCCGTATCCATCCCGTAGGCGGCGGTCATTCCCGCCCTGAAGATGCCTTGGGCACCCGAGATGCGCAGGGTTCCCGTGGTTCCCGTGGCTCCCGAGGAAGACCAATCCATGACATATCCGTTCGCAGAGCCAGTACGCCCGTATCCGAAGTAGACGAATGCGTCCTCTCCGAACGAATCGAAATCGAAGTAGTCGGTGCCGTCATACGACATCACCAAAGAGGTGGTCTGGTCGTAGGTATCGACTCCCTGTCGGATCACCGTGTCGATTGCGGCGATCTGACCTATGCCGCTCAATCCCTTCGTGTAGTCCGAGTAGAACTGATCAGTCTGCGTCACCCTCTCCCCGACCTTGAAATATCCCTGTGGGTTTTCCGCATAGAGGAAACCAGAGATGTTCGATGCCATCTGCGGCTCCCATGAGTAGATCTCAGCGGTAACCCTCGACGGGTGCATCGACTTAGAGAAGTCCCCGATCCCATGCAGGAGGTATCCCTTCGTGAAGTCGTTCACCATGACCGAGAAGGTTGGATCGACGGGTGAGAGGGTCAGTTTCACCAACCGCCTCGACTCCGTGCCCGCAACCGTCCTCTCCTCGACCGACATCGTGGTGAGTCCCTTGACTATCGCTCCGCACTCGAAGTCTCCACCACGAACATTCGTGAGGACGAGTTCGTTCGTGCCGCTGTGACCCGTGGATCCCGCCCTCCAACTCACCACATCCCCGTAGGCACCGCTGAAGCCGCCATTTCCTGTCGATTGCTGTGCGCTCAGTCCGACCGTGAAGGTTCCACTGACTCCCGTTGCAAAGAACTTGAGCCTCACCTGCTTCTCGGAGAGCAGGGGGTTCATAAGGATTGCGAACTGCCTGAACTCGTTCTGTACGCTGACCTTGCCGTCCTCGTCCTGCAAGAAGTCCTTCGATATCATAATCGAAGAGCATCCGAGTTCCTTGACGGGATTGGATCCATGACCATCTGGCGGCGACATGATCGGCTCCGCAAGATTGGCGATGGAGACCTTTGCCGTGGGCACGACAAGTCCCTTGACGAAGTCGAGTGAGGCGAAGGTGTAATCCTTTCCTCCATCGACCATTTCAATCGAATCGACCAACTTCCTCAACTCGAAGAAGTCGGAGCATGATGCGGACACTCCCGCAACGGTGTAGTCTGCGGTTCCACCGAACCTGACCGTGACCTCTGCCGCCGTCGAGTATGGGTTGTATGTGTTGTTGTACGAGGTTCCGTCCCCCACGACACGGATGTTCGGGACGATTGAGAAGATGCTCGGACTCGCCCCGCCAGAGACGCTAGCCGACAGGGGGTTGTCCACCGTGACGAAGGCGACACCTCCGCCGCCCGATGGAACGAAGTCGGTGATGACCCTCCGCTGTCCCTGACCATTACCACCGTCGATGGAGAGAACCATCTGATTGTAGTAGTCGGGCTGTAGGACGAGGTTCGGCGATGCGAGGGTGAGACCCGTTGCCCCGACAGCGACATCCGTCGAGACGGTGTTCGATGCGCTAGGGAACACGCACGAGTCGGAAACCACGAACGGCTGAACATCGGGATTGATCTTGATGAAGGCGATCTCGCCGTCAACCGCCGCTTGCTGCACATTCCATTGGAGGATGCGCTCGTCGTTGAGCCGAAGGTAGTCAACAAACTCGACGGGCATGTAGCCGATGCTGTCGCCCTGTGTTTTCGTCAGGAACTCACGCTTCGACTCGGGGATCTGGTAGAGAAACTTCCATCGATACCCGTCCGACAACTTGCGGATCAGGCTGTCGATGTGGGTCGGTGCCACGAGGGATCGACCCCCGTTGTTATTGTCAATGCACTTGTAAACCCGCTCCTCGTCAACGAGGACATAGAAGGGGGCGGGGCTGAAGTCGTCGAACAGATCGGTGTCATCCCTGTACGCCGTGTAGACCACCGAAGGTGTCCAGTCGTAGCGGCGAACCACCAAAAAGACATCCGAGCGGTCCACCCTCTTGTGGGCGAACACGGATCGCCAGAATTCCGTGTCGTTGGTGACGCTATCCACGCTTGCGGGTGGATTCTCGTCCGTACCCAATCCGCTCCATGGGGTAGCCTTTCCTATCGAAAGGAAGATGTTCTTGTCGTCGGTATCGCTATAGAGCGAGAAGAGGGCATCAGCCGCCGTCCGCTTGTGCGCCTGACGAAATGGGTCACAGGATCCAGCCATCGCTTCCTATTTAGAGAGTTTCCTTGGACACCACGGCGGACGAAGTAGGGGAGAACTCATACCCGAATACGACTATCTCCCTCGTCCCCGACACGAGCCTGTCGTCACCATCGATCATCTCCAACTTGAGGGTGTGTCTTCCGTTCTCTATGTTTGAGAAGGAGAGTTTCCTCGAATTGATATTCGTCTCCACGACCTTCCTGTTATCGAGCGTTGCCCTGATCTTGACTGCGTTGAACTCCGAAAGCGTCAGGTTATCCCCGTTCAGAATGTTGAAGTTGACTACAATATTTTTGAAGAAGTCGTAGTCGGCGGGAGATGCCTCCGCAGGAACAACTGGATTTTTTGCAATTGATCCCGACAGGGGGTAGATGACCTGAAAACTGGGAGTGAGTGGGGATGCAATCTCCTCCCTCCTACAATCAAAGTCACCACGACCCGTCTTCATCGTGAGGAAGGCACGGGTGGTTATCTTTCGGAACTCGGAGTTCTCGTCATACTTCAGCAGGGTATAGGCGTGGTCGTAGGGATCCGTGTAGTACGAACCCCTACAGCAGCCCGTGACTCCCCCACTCTCCGCCGATCCAAGGGCGGCGAGCGCACTCGCTATCTCCGTCCTCCTATCCTCGCTGACCGCAGCCGACCACTCGTGCCATGCGGAAGCGTCCCCTTCCTGTCCAGCCCAGAACCTAGCAACATGAACCTGCCCCGCCACCCTCTTGTTCGGATGCTCGTAGACAATCCAAAAAGGATCGGCATTCTGAAACCCCGTCAATCCGAGGAGTCCTCCGTCTGTGGCACCGAAAGGAATTCCATTTGTTATCGGATTGCCTACGACCGCAAATCCGTTACCCGCCGCCTGAATCAAAGGATCGTGTTCTGTCGGACTATAACCCGCAGCCGTAAAGCCTCCCTCCGTCAATCCCGTCAGAAACCATGCGGACAGATCGTCAAAAGTTTTGAATGTGTATGGAGCGTAGTGTCCGATAATCGGAGTCTTGTAAGCCACGACCGCCGATGCGTTCGCAAGATCGTCCTTCGAGCATCGCTTCACGAGAACCGAGCCGAACATCGCCGTGCCTACGGGATGGATAAGCCGCCGAACCACCTCACGGTATCGGTCGATGACGACCTCACTCTTCAAGACATAAGACCAATTCTGATAGAAGTGGTTATCCTGAAGAACCTTATTGGTACTCAACCGACCATCGTTATTGGAATAGAAGCCCGCAGACTGCGCCAAGGCTCCCACCGATACGCTGCCCGAAAACCCGACTCCCTTGGTTGTCGCCACCGAGATGGTCGGAGGGGAGTTGTAGTTGATCCCGAAGTCATCAATGTTGATCTTTCGGATGCCCCCGAGGCTGTCTATCTCCGTGACGGTTCCCGTTCCCCGCTGTCCGCTGTCGCCTCCTGCGGGGACGAATGTGATCTTCTCTCCCACTTGGTAGTCCGAGCCTCCGTTGGAGATGGAGACCGAAGAGATAACGCTGTAGACCTTGACCTCACGGAACTGCTCCTCCCCATCCGTGAACTCAATGCCGAGGCTTCCTGCTTGGAATGTCCCGTTCCTTCCCGAGATGAGTAGTTCAGCGACATCGAAGTTGCCAACCTGGTACACGCTGACCTCGACACACCTAGTCGCAGCCACCACGCTGCCTAGGGCGTTCTTCTGCACGACCGTGTTACCCGCAGCCCTGTAGATCCTGTCGCCAAGTGAGTTGGACAACCTGATGTGGTTGTTCTGCGTCCACTTTCCGCTAGAAAGCCTCAGTATGTCCTTCTTCGGGTAGTAGAACTCCACAGAGGTGTCGTAGAGAATCCTAAAGAGGAACTCGTAGGACTTCGCCGTTCCCTTAGACAAGTAGAACTGCCTGATGTTCTTGATAAGCCTCCTCGGATCGACGGGATTCCCGCTGACGGGATCGACCGCAAGGGACTCGGGGAATCCGAGGAGATACTCACCCTTGAACCGCTCTATGAACTGGTCGAGGGTATTGTCAATGTCGGAGATGTCCCCGAGATCCATCGGATAGACGATCTTCCCCTCGTCCCTGCGTAGTCCAAGCCACTCGTAGTAGGCGGACATGAACGCCACCAATGTGGGATGATCGACCCTGACAAACTCAGGAAGCCTGTCGGGAACGAACTGCGATAGTTGGCGGTCGCCTTCAATGCTCATAATCGCCCTCGGGGACACGCTCACCGATTGAAAGCGGAGTCGCTCGCACCTCTATCTATCACGGTCTTCTCAGGGATGGCGGTAACCAAGATCCCCACATCGTCGATCACTACGATCTGATTCCTCCTTGCGAAGATATCCTTGTTCCTCGGAACGCCGTTTACGACGAACTCGGTCTTCCCGCCATCAAGGTACTCGGGCTTGAAGTTTCGGAGGAAGATCGTTCCCTTCGAGTAGTCCACAGTCCCCGAGTTTCGACTGAGGTAAACCTTCGTGCTTCCGACCTGCTTGTATATCCTCACATTCCCGTATCCATCGTCATCCAGAAAGCAGTCCACCGTGGGCTTGTTGGTCGCCGACGATGTGCTGTCGATGTAGCCAAACAGGTCGCTTGAGAGGATGGGGGTATATCCGTCGATGGGGTGCAGCAGCGGATTGTCGAACTTTATCGTGTAGGGAGCAGACCTGCCGAGATTGAGTTCGATCCTCTTGCTGAATGTGATCTCCGTGGTGTTGGAGTTGATCGCAGGAGACGCACCGTCGATGGTCGAGGTGAACTTCGACATCCTGAAGTTCCTTTGGAAAAGACCAAGGTACGAGGAAGAGAACGCCTTGATGAGGTCGGTGACCCTCGACTCCACGCCCGTCTTGTTGAGGGTGGTCTTGCTCTCGTCGTAGTAGACCATGACGGACGGATTGACATAGAGGAGGTCGGGATCCACCACTTCGGGTGTGATCGTCACGAGGTTCCTCTCCCCGAGGATGCTCTTCTCAATCGCTTGCTTCTCCGCCATGGACAGCCTCGACCCGACCCTCGGTTTGATGCTGATGAACACCTTTCCGTACTGTGGGGGATCCGCCTCCTCGCCCCCCCATATGAAGAAGGAGTCTGCCCGTTGAGCGTATTCACGACCGAGGATCGCCTTGTAGTCGTCGGCGGTCACCGCCCTGTCCTGAGCCTGAAAGTTCCTTGGGGCGTAGAACCTAATCGACTCCGTATCCTCGCTGTCCTCTCCTCCGAAAGAGATCTGTACCTTGCCGTTGGCATCGGTGCTGATCCTGACCTCGCCGCCATCCGTCACACGGGAGTCGTTGCAGGTGATCGCCCTCTTCACGGTGGTCTCGTCGAATCCGATCCCGTTGCCCGTGCTGCCGTTCGTGACGAGGTATCGGATGCTGACGATGTTTCCGTTCTCGACCACCCTGCCCACGAACCCATCGCCGAAGTAGATCTCCCACAGACCGTCACGGTTCTCCTGCACGAAGAACGCCGTCGATGTCGAGTTCAACTTGTTGATGTCCGTAGCCCTCGTCCATACCTGCTGCGATCCCGTGCTGTCGGTCTGCGACCTCTGCACAAACACGGAGATCGTGTCGATGTCGATGTTCTTGTCGGGGATGGTGAATGTCGCCTCCGTGCCCCCCTGCGTGTTGGCGACGAAGGAGATGGACTTCAGGTAGCCCTGATGGATGGTGACATCCTGCACGATGTTCTCGCCGTCACGCCTCACCGCCTTGTAGGTGTCGAGGGTGACGAAGTTGACACTCTTGCCTTCCATGTCCTTGCCTCGGAAGATCGTGCCCCTTTCGATGTACTGCTTGCCCTGTATGACGCTGTCCGTGAAGGAATTGCCTATCTGCCCAGGAGTCATAATCACATCCACAAGGAGCCGAGCCGCCTTCTTGCTCCTCGGTGTGTAGTTGAGGTGCTTGGCGAGGCTGACCACCGACTGGCGCAAGACCGCCGAGTCGAGGAAGGACTCGCTTGCCACCATGTTCGCATAGAACGCCTGATAGTGAGTGTTGTATGCGAGGAGGTCTAGGATGACGGAGAGTGCGGAACCCTCGAAGTCGTAGTCCTTGAACTGCTCCTGACCACGAAGGAACTCCTTCAGGTTGTTCTTGATCTCATCGAAGCCGAGCGTATCAATTGGAGTATTTGAAGTGTTTCTCATCGGAGCCTCGCTAGTGCAATTGTGGTCGAGAAGACCCTCTGCACATTCTTGATAGTGAACCTTATGCTTATGCGGATCTCGTTCCTGTCTATGACATCGGCGACATCCACCACGGCACTCGCCACCCGAGGCTCGTAGTTTCTTATCATGTCGGAGATCCTCTTCTTAGCCTCCACGACCGTGATGGGATCTATGAGTTCAAAGAGCATGTCCTGTATCCCCGAGTTGATCTCGGGATGGAAAGGCTTCTCATTCCCTCGCAGAAGGATGAGGTTTCTGATCGAACGCTTGATCGCCTCCTCATCCTTACGGAGTGCAACATCTCCCGACAACGGATTGCGGTCGAAGTTGATGTCAAGGTCGATGGAGGTGTTCGGAATCTTCGCCATGTATCACCTCAACGCAAGTTCAAGTTCAATGTAGTCCCTCGACTGCGTGAAGATGTCCTCCAAGGGTGTTGCCTTTGACGGTGTCTTCTCCGCATCAAACCATTCAAGGATGATGAAACCCACGAACAGATCGCCACGCTTGATGGGAAGGATGGAGTAGGCGGAGATGCCGTTGGAGTTGATGTAGGAGCGGAAGTAGCCGTCCTTCATGTCCATCGCCCAATTCAGCCTCGGATCCCCGAGACGCATGGACTCCACCAAGTCCCAAAACATCGTGACAAGGATGTTCTGAAAGTTCGCTCCGTCATATGGGATGCCCCTGTCGCACGACTCGTGGGTGATGCTGAACTTCTTCATCGGGGTTCCGTCGAGGAACTTGCCTCCGTTGTGGAAGTGCCCAATCCTCGCCCTGTGTGCGCCAGTCTTGATCCGAAGGGCGGTCAATGTCTCATGGACAATCGTGTGCTTGGCTTGGAACGAGTTGTTCTTGCAGTTGATGGATCCCTCCTCAACCGCCTTCTTCTCGTCGGACTTCGACTTCTGCCACATGATCGCCATGCCCGCAATCAAGCCGCCGATCAGTCCCGAAAGACCGATTCCCAACTCGAACCATTTTGAGAAGGAAGAGAAGTCAGCCTCCACAGTAGACATTCTCGCTTCCCTGTGCGCATGCAGACCCACAATGGACGGGATCCCCCACTCTAGCCGCCTCTGTGCTGTTGACGAAGACCGAGGACGAACCCAACGCCGTCTTGCTCGTGTGGCAGTTGTCTCCGCAGCAATGCGTAGCCCAACCGTCACCCTTGCGGTGCCATCCGAGGCTGTTCACAAACACATTCCCCGAGCCGTCGATGTTCCTCCTCGGAGGAAAGCACCCATGTCCCGTGCAGATGTCAGACTTCCTGTGTGCCGCAGCCATCAGCCACCCCCTTCACCTGCGTGGGCAGGTGTCCTTGAAGAATTCCCGTTGCTTCATAACCATGAGGTAGTCCTCGTTGGTCACGGGCTT